AGGATCGCCAAAGGTAGTGCATTTGGATCAGTTTCGGATATTGTTCCTGTAACTGACATTGTACTTGTGATTGCATTACTGGTTATATTAATTTGAAATAACTCAACATTGTCTGAGCCATCGTTAATTTTAACTTTAAGCACTCCGCTTGTTCCATTGTCAACCCATATGGTTCCTGTGGTAACCGAACCAGGTGCTGAACTTCCAATGTGTGAGGTATTTAAAGCAGATAAAATATTGTTAAGTTCAGTTCTAAAAGCACTGAATCCTTGATTCGCTAAACTTACATCTGATACTTGAGCCATACTTTTATATATCCTTATTTAATTAACTTTGCAACCCATATCCTTTTGCGATGTAATCAAAAGTCCTATCAACTGCACCTCCACTTGAATTTGCAAAAGCAATTGTGAAACCATTAACTGTTTTTGAACTTATCGTAAAAACATCTCCGGTTGCCATATTTTGGGCAGATATTCCTATTGCTGGTACTGCATAAAACGGGTTTGTGTAAGTCACAGTCTTGCTTCCGCTTGATGTCGCCAAATCACTCTCCGCAAAAGTTCTCTCTTCCATATTTAATTTTATATCAATTTGTTTAACATTACTAGATGTTTGAGCATCGTCGTTAGATAATTTTAATCTGAACTTTGCAAATTTAAATTTAAAAGTTGCTGATTGGGATATATCTGAAAAGCTTGTGCAGTCAGCCAGAGATGTTGTTGAGGTTGCAATTTGAACCCTGTGGAAAGCATGAAGAGTCTCTGTTCCATCAAACGGAGCTTTTGCCTCATCAAATAATAATGCACCTCTTCCCCCATCAAATAAATCATATGGGTTCTCAGCATCCAGAGTTATTGTAGGCTCTACGTTTCCATCATATATTTGAGGTAAAGAAAGTGAATTTGAGAAATTATAAAACCCTTTTGCATCTCTATTTGAATTATTAAAATTGGGGTTTGAAGTTGTATCTGTTCCGCCCAACTCAAAATCACCAACAACACTGTCAAAATTTCCCACTGTGTCATCAAAATTTGTAACTGTATCTAAACTTAAAATGGTATCACCAGAAGGATCAATTTTGACCGCCAGAGGAAAGGTTGTGTCCATTTGGTCAGATGCGGTGAATATATTAGGTACTTCTGAAAAGGATGAGATTTGTTGATAGGCTTGAATTGCTGAAATATTTGTTGAAACAATCGTAGCCTCTGCCGAACTGTTACCATTTTTATCAACCGCCTTTATTAGATACGATCCAACTCTTGCTGGGACTATAGCATTGTCACATTTTCTTCTTGGGCATCTTACAAGGTTAGTTGAATTGATCCAATTTGCTCCGGTGGTGACGTTTTGATATCTGATCTCATAAAAGGATATGTCTAAGTCACTGTTTGCCGACGGGGGAGTCCATGTAAGTTTTAGATGATCTTGACCATGAAGCTCAACCGCAAAGTCCTCAACATTACTTGGTGCATCAACTCCACCCACGATCACTCTAGTTGTTGATATAAATGTGCTTTTTGATCCTATCGTATTAACTGCTCTTACTCGAACTTGATACGTTGCTCCGTCTATCACGTTAAGATGTTGATATTCCAGTATTTTTCCAACCGCAATTTCTCGAAATGAATCTGTTACCGAATTACCATCCGGGTCTAAAGTTTGCTTTATTTGAACCTCATAGTTATCGACAAATTGATCTGGGGAAGAACCAATCGTAATTAGCAATCTTGTGATAACAATTCCATCTGCATATTCAATAAGTTCATCTGTCAGAGTCACACTTGCTGGAGGTTGAACTGAAAATGGATTGGGTAACGTTGTGTCTGGGATCGTTGCGACTTCTTGTTGAGTACCAAAAGTGTAAAAGCTATCTTGGTGTTCGGTGCATTGCAAACTCACTGTATGATCGGTGTTTATAGTCATGCCTTGCACTCTAAAAGGCTTAGCTGAAAAACTTGGTGTGGCATGAGTTATATTAACAATATCTCCGATGAGCAAATCTAATCCTGTTGCATCTACTCGCAAAGATATATCAAGGCTTGATCTAGATCTTCTTAAAATTATCTCTGCCATTTCCTGTGCTTGATAAGGACTCGTAAACATTGAAAAATCAAATCTGCCTTCAAGTAGAAGTCCTCCATCTTCGGTTTTCATCGTTGCATGTTGATCAGCACTTGCAAGTCCGGTTTCGTCAACCGGTGGAAACTGTGCGGTGTCAGATTGATAGTTTTTATCTGGGTTAGTGAAATTGACTATGACTCTATTATATCTTGAATTTTTATTTTTGCTTTGAACACTTATCCCGCCAATAATATTATCTTCAGTCAAAGTAATAGATGCTGAACCTGTTGATTCCACTAAGATTTTATATTTTCCACCGCTGAAATTTAAATATGATCTAGAGCCTCTAACAAAGTTTTTAACATTATCGATAGCTTTAACTTTACTATCAACGACTGCATGACTGTCCATAAGGTCTATCTGACTAGCTCCGCTGAAGGGAGTTATATTTGTGTCACAGACATCTGTTGCGGTTTGCCAATCTGCAAAATTACTGTCAAAATAACTGTTTGTGATACCCATACCAAATCTATCGTTTCTAAGATAATCTAAGAGTTGCAAGATTGGATTGTCTGAATATTCCCATGTTGTACTGTCGTCTTTCCGGTGGCTTCCTGTCCCGCCTGTTACTGTGCCATCAAGATTTGGATTATAAACTTTTCTGCCTTTTATAATAGCTTGAACTGTTGGAAGTGAACCAAATTTGTCAGCATTCCACTCGAATCTTAATGCCAAATAAGCCAAGCCTCTGAGTCTGTGATTTGATGTCCAAGATGTCAAAGTTGACAGCAAGGTAGAGGCAGTTTGAGAGTCCGTTCCCAAGTGAGCTTCTACAGTTATCAGACTTTCATCCACATAAAAGTTTGAATCAGAACTTGCCACTGTTCTTTGTGTCCCATCTGTCAAAGCACCGGAAAGGGTCACCTGGTTATCATTAACAAATAAACTTTCAACACTGTTTATCTCTCCCTCACTTAAAACAAGAGCCATATAAAGATATTGATTATCAGCACCAGAAGTTTCTAAAAAAACAACATGACCACCAACTTTCCGAGTGCCATAAACTATAGGAATATAAGCATTTGCATTGAATTTATTGACCAATACACCTTTTGCTTGTTGTTCAGAATGTTGGTCACTGAAGTCTGGTATATCTGGCATAGGTACAAGCCAGCCAATTGCGGTTTCAACAACATCAACAACTATCTCAACGACATCATCAACAATATCAACTATGCTGTCTACAATATCACTTATAAAACCGCACATTTATTTAAGTCTCCAGTTGCCACCCATGTTCTCAAAACCTAGCCTTTCGAAAACTTTATCTATTTTTAAACCTGTTGTCACACTTAAAACAATCGGTAAGTCCTTTGCTATCTTTTTAACACTATTAATCATTGTCTTCAAAAGCTTATAATTTCTGAATTGTTTTTTGATATATAAAACTTGAATATTTATCATCATTTGTTTGCTGAACCAAAACTCAGCTTTATGAAATATGCAACATCCAACAATCATTTCTTTGTCTAAATCCTTTAATAAAATAATTTTTCCTTTTTTTAAAACTGTATTTATAAAAGATGTAAGTTTGGTTCTGTCCACATTTGGTAAATCTAAATGATCAAGCTCATCGTGTTTAAACTCGATCAAAAGATCGTAAACATCATGAAAGTCTTTTATTTCCGCTTGGTATAAATGAACACTGGTCATTCTCTACCCCACCTTATGTCTCTGACAGTCAAAGCTGAAAACTCCATGCCTTTGTCAGAGGAAAAGAATCTTTTTTGTGAATTATCGGTTGTAGTCCTTCCATTCGTTTTACTAAAATTTCCCCAATGAGATGTAACTGTAAGATTTATGGATGCAGTAGTTGTGTTATCACTAATTTTATATTCATCAATTGTTCCGTAAAACAAAAGAAAAGGATCAGATATTAATGCAAGGTTTGAATCTAGAAAACCTCTATATATAAAAACATTATCGTTGATTATATTTTCATTTAAAGCAATTGCTATATATGTTTGATCAACACCAGAAAGCGAAACCACGAGTGAATTTTTAGAAGGAGTATTAGTTTCACTAACGCCCGTTATGCCTTTGAGATGTCCATTCGAAAGATATGTTCTTGAGCTACCAGAAATACTTGACGTTATATCAAAACTAGCGTTTGTCAAATAGACCGGTGTTCCAAAGCCAAGCTCAATCAAAAGCACTGGATCAATATTGCCTGTGGCTAATTCGGTTTTGACTGAACTGGTTAAGCCTCTCGCCATCTATAAACTCTCTATAACATCGAACTCATAAGTAAAAAGCAAATTTCCATCTTTGTCATTTTGACCAGATCTAAACTCTTGAACGTCACTTGTAAGATGAACTGTAAAAGGTACAGAATCATAAGTCACAGAACTGTTATTTGCTAATGTTTCTCTTAAAGGAGGTTCTATTGTTATAGTTGAAGCATTACTTGACGAGGTTGCATCTTCAACGACCATATAAACTTTTGAATGAGCAAATTTAATAAAATCACCCGCTTTAAGTCTCCCGGCACCATCTCCGGCAAACCCATCAACTGCAATGGTGGTGTCTGCAACTGCATGTGATCCGTTGACTAATAAAGTTCCTGTTTCATTTCCGAGAGCATTTAAATAACTAGGGAAAGTAACTGTAAAGTTTTCTTTGCGACTTCTTTGTTTCATGACAAATGCCATTACTGGAGCAAATTCTGATCTTGTCATAGGTGGATATTGTATTGTGAAACTGAATCTTTGACCTTGTATTTGCCTTCTAAATGTTTTCCCACTGTCAGTTTCGCTTAATAGAGTCTTTTGGTTACTTTTGACGTTGATAGCTGTAAAATTAGTTTTTGGTAATGCTCCACTCATACTATTGCCATTTTACCCTTTTCATTAACCGCTTGATTTATCAAGTTAACAATTGTTCCTCGACTGTTTACTAATAGTTCGTTAAAACCTCTGGCATCAACAGTGTTAATGTTAAAATTAACAGTCAATGGCTGACCCACAGAATTTAATTTATTATTTGGAATGACTGTACTTGGGGAATCCGGAACAACCAACTCTTCCCCCGCCTCTCCAACCATATAAGGTTGACCTTTGTTCATGCGACCACCGAGCCTTCTTCCTTGATATTTTGTTTTAGCTATAGTGGCGATTTGAACAGCACCTAAAGCACCAATTAATATTGCCATAGGTATATTACCAGCACCGAGTGCTTTCGTAACTCCCTTTGCAGTATTTTGTATTGCTTCTGCCATACTTATTGCTTTGTTTAACTTAAATGCAGTTTTATTTTGTTGAGCAATTTGATTAAGTAATGTTCGACCAGATGTTACAATTAAGTCTTCTTTTTGTTGCTCTGATAAACCGACTAACTTTAATTCTTGAAATTTGCCAGATTGGATAACCGCTAATTGCTCATCAATGAATTTCTGTCTAATTTCTTTTTCCTTGTTTGCAGTTTCTTTTGCGATCTCTAATCTTTTATCTGCGGTTGCTTTTGCAATTTCAACTTCCATGTCTGCCATACTCTGAAGAGCAACGAGTTCATTTGGTCTTGCATCTAAAAGTTCAGATCCGGTCATACCAGGTGCTAATATATCTTGACCTTTGATATTCATCTCTTGCCCGGAAAGACCCTCTAAAGGGTTTTTAATAGCTAATTGAGCTTTTTTATTACTTTCAGATATTTTTTCCATTTTTTTGAATATCTTTTCAAGAGAGTCTGCATATTTAGTACTGCTTTCGAAAGCCACGTCTGTATTTGCTTTTAGTTTTTCAAATGTATTTTTTTTGTCAATCTCTCCAAACTTTTCATCGACCTCTGCTATTGGCGTTTTGAGTCTTTCAGCAATTTCTCTCATTTCTTTTATGCTTTGTGTGACTGCATCAATTCTTTCTTGACTCCTTCCAAAAGTAAATGAGTTAAGTTTTTCTTGTGCGGTAGCTAAG